TAGAAGAAAGGACGAAAAAACTCCGCCCCAAAGGTTATCTCAAAAGATACCATTTCTCCTGACGGGGCGATTACTTGTCTTTTTAAATCTAAAGATATTTGGTTTTCTCTCATAAAATTCCTAATGTGTTTGGAATCTAATATAGGAAGGGAAGAAATGAATTGAGAGATTTGAGCCCTATCAGATACTCCGTCCACCTCTTGGATTTGTTTTTCTAACTTCCAAATGATTTTAGGGGCAACTCGTCCGACAGGATATTGTTCTACCATTTTGTCTATTTCTAAAATTTCTCCATATGATAATGGTTTTAGTTTTACGGTAGAACCTGTTTTAGGTAATTTTGTAGTAAACAACCCATTTTCATCGGGTTTATTTACAATTTGCCTAATATTAAGTTCATCCAAAAGAATTGACGATTCAAATAATTTGTCTGTTTTTGGGTCTCTTAAAGACACTTTGTATTCTGGTCCAAAAGACGTATTTCTCAAAAATATTAATAACGCTTCGATATCACCTTCCAATAACTCTTCAGGTCTCAAATCGTGTTCATACATCTTATTTCTTAATAATGATAAAATTAAATTGTTTGAATTACCTTGAGATGCCGAAGTTATCAATAAATTTTCATCCATCGCAGTTAAATAACCAACTTTAACTGATTTTTTCTTGGATTTATAAAAAATCCCTCCTGTTGGTAACTGTACAACGTCATGTGGTAAATTGAAGTTTTCTTGTCCGACTGTATAAGAGTTTTGTTCCATTTCTTTTTATTTTAAAAATAAATACTTATTGAACAAAATCAATCTTTTTTGTCGGTATTGTTCTTTTTCTTCTTTTTCTTGTGTCTATTATCGTATTCTTCTTTGGTGATGAATACTTTTCCACAAGTATTACATGTAAATCCTGTTGTCATTTCCATAATTATAATTTAAGTTTGTTTTTTAAATCCGAGATAACCCATTCAGGTAAAATAAAAAATTCCCATATAAATATATATGGGAATTGTACAATATTGTAAATGAATAGAAGTATCTTAGTTCTCGTGTTAAAAAATCAATAAACGAGCACGCAACGGTCCATGCGTAAATTAGCAGTTACCGTAACGATTTTATCATCGGAATAACCCAAAGAACCAAAATCTACGGAAGTTAAGAATGTTCCTTCTAAAATCCATTTCTCAACCACAACACCTGTTGGGTCTAACATTTCAAGGTCTACATTCTTTTTATAACCCGCGGCATATCCCATACGTCCTGTGACTGATTCCGCACATAAACGAACCCACTCCATTAATGCTTGTGAAGCAGAAGGACCTATTGGGTCTCTGAACGTTACACCTATTTCATTCCATTCGAATCGTCCTGCAACATATGTCGAAGTATTTAAAAACGGAATAGCTACCGAGTTGATTTTTATAGACGGTCTTTTTGCGGTTTCCACAAACCACTCGTTAATACCTAATGTAGAAGGAAATCGTAAAATAAATCGATTCGCCCTTTTGGGTTCATAAGGTATCGGCATTTTCATTAGTAAATCAGCCATTTTGTTATTTTTTTAGTTTCTGTTTTATTTTATTATAAATATACCCATCAAAAATTTTTCTCTTTACTTTGTTTTTTTTTTGGATAAAGTTCTTATATAAGTATCTAGTTAATATAATTTTTTCTTACCTCCTGCAGTTGAATATGTTTTTAACATCGGTTCTTTTTCAAAATGTTTTTTCATTTTTTCTAAATTTCTAATATCATCATCAGAAAAACCAATTGTTGGTAAAAATCTATTAGAAATTTTGTTTTTTAAGTATGCCTTTTTTTGAATACTTGATGACATTTCTCTTACATATCCTATAAAATCTTTCATGGCTTTAACTTTTCCTTCTTCAGGATTTGTTGCCGAACCCTCCCCATAACTTACGGGATAAAATCTACACATATCCAAATATTCTCTTATCATTTCTCTTGCTGATAGGTCTTCTTGGTCGGCTAAATTTCTAAATTTTTCTAGGTTTTTTACCAATTCTTTCGATGAAATACCTCCTTTGTTTGACACTATAAGATTATAAACCGCTTCTTTAATAACTTCGGGAGTATGTCCTCTTGCAGTGATGATTGAAAAAATTGAACCATTATTAATTGCTTCAACAAAATCACTCCAAGCAGGACCTTCTTTAGCAGTAAGGGAGTCAACAATAAATTGTTTATCTCCTTTAACTCCGAAAAATCTAAAAGGTTCATCTGCAAATCCAACTATGTTCTTTCCTTTATACTCAAATGGTTTTTTACCGATTTCGGTACGATACTCCGCAAAGTCTTCAGTTGACATCCCAACTTCATCGTCATTTTCATCTTTCAAAATTATTTTAGTAGGCATAATCATTATGTTGTCATCCCAATCGAATGAATAGTATTTCATATCGGGAGTTCCACTCTCGTCTATTCCTTCACGTATAATTTTATCATTTATTTTCATATTTTATAAAAAGGCTAAAAGTGGGGTTTTACCCCCACTTAATTATTTAGATATTTTCAAACGATGCTCCTGTAGGAGTAATGTAGAATGTAATATCAATAAATTCAAGTGACTTAGTAGGTTTGATATAAATCTTACCAGTCATTTGATTTCTGTCCAAGTCTGCAGCGTCTGAAGAAACTGTTACACGGAAGTCGTAAACACCACGGTCTCTTCTGATTGCGTCTAAGATAGGATTAACTGCGTTTAAGAAATCTTGTCTTACCTTTTCGTCATTTTGTTCGAACAGTAATCTTACAGATACTGCGGAAATTAATTTACGAGCTTGTAATAATAATCTTCTTACATTTATTCTGTCAAGTGCCGACTCTCTAATTTGTAAAGTTTTGTTACCCCAAATTACAGTTCCTACATCAGAGAAAGTTGCAATTGGGTTAAGTCTACCTTTATATAGAGTGTCTCTGTCCTCTTGAGTTAGTTTCTTACGTGCTTTGATTGAGTTAACAATACCACGAGTATAACCCGCTGATGCGAACCAAGGGAACGCTATATTATCAGTGAGAGCTAAGTTTCTACAAACCTCAGCAGTTGCTGGGATGTAAATTTGTGTATTATTTACCGTGTCACGAGTAAGAACCCATGGATAGTATGTACATGTGTAGTTAGAATCGATACCTGCAGTTTCTAAATTATCAACCGCCTCTTGTGGGTAAATCAAATCTAATTGGTCACCTGTCTGAGGAACGAACATGTTATAGTCAGGAGTAGTACAGATGTATAGTGAATCTGCTCTATCATTCTCAATCATATCGATTGCCGCCCCTACTAAGTCTGAGTTGTTTATGTAATCGATACCAGGTGTAACGAACACGTTAATGTTTACAGCTTCAGGATTTGCAAAAGTCTGTTGACCTAACAAGTATGCGTAATAGTCTGTGTTAGCCCAATCTTGAGTATTGTCTCCAACTGTAATTTGTTTGAACGCTCCCCAACCTGTTGCGTCAGGATATCTGAATGAAGGACAAGCACCATTTTTATAACCAGACCTTCCTAAGACAAATCTGTCAGCATTGGTTCTGTATTCTCTGTATATATCCCATCCATCGAAACCTCCATTACATAAGAATGTGAACTTACGAGCAAATAATCTGTAATATTGGTTTGTTTCTTCATCAGGGTCAGAAGTAAATTCGGATGCTCCGACGTAAAACGCTGGTGTGCCACTTGTTGAGAACGCGTTTGGAATTGTAATACCACTAGCGTTTTTATCCATATGGTAACCTCTTGTTCTGTAAGCCCAATCATCTCCTGACACATCAGTACAAATATCTGAAGGTAATTGTTTTCCTTTATATTGGTAAAAATCTACGTCAAACCCAATAGTATCAGAAATACCTAAATATGTTCTTCGTACATTATCTCCACCACTTCTAACAATATCGTCAGCACCTGAGGATAAACCAAACGGAGGATTATAAATTACCTCACCAGGGAAGTCATACTTTGTTTTGTACACAGGGAACGGAGGTCTAACGCCAGCATATTCTCTAAATGTATATCCTAAGAATCCACATGGTAAAG